GAGAGAAACTCTTTATTGTTTACGTAGTGCTCTGACCTCTTTCTTTTGGCCATAACTGCTGTTGATATCATTAGTTTATCTCATAATATGTATGAATTATACCATTTTTAAAAATGCTTGACAAGTCCTCAAATACTCAGTAGAATACCTTTGTTAGGGTTGATAGAGATGGCTTAGCTACTCTTATAGAGCTTCTCTAGAATCTCTTTAGCATCATTGACATTAGAGACATAACCCATTGTTTTAGTAATATTCTTTTTATTAGTTCCTTTGTCTAAAGGTTCTCTTACGAAAGTTTGATACATCATTATCATTTCAATATCAGAAGATTCAGAGATAGTAAGAACATCTTCTAGATTTAAGATGAACATATCATCAGTTGTTGTTTTAAGCCAAGGTTCTAATGAATAACCAACAACACCTTTTCTTCCTGTTATTTCATTAACAATAATTGGATTAGAAACTATTAACATAGTTCTATCTTCTTCTTCAGAAGCTGCTACTTTAGCAAATATCTCTTCTCCTGTTTTTAACTTTATTGTTGCATAAAAGTCGTCTTCAATTCCCATTTTTCTTTAATTGAATAGTGATTATCTCATAGTTAAAATTCTCTTCATTGTATGTTTTAATTCTTTCAATAAAGTGATTAAGAGTATAATTTTTTCTAGTGTTATAAGTGCAATCGTCAGAGATATCGTAAAGAGTGGCTTTTACTTTGTCTTTTCCTTTTCTAAGAACTCGTCCAATACTTTGAAGATTTCTGATTCTGGACTTACTTGGAGAGGCAAAGATAACATTATGGAGGTTTTTAATATTGATACCTGTAGAAAAAGTTCCATAAGAGGCAACAATAATTGCGTTGTTTTCTCTCTCTGTAATCTCTCTGACTAATTCTCTTTCTTCAGCATCCACTCCACCATGAACAAAGAATACTTTACGTTCTTCACTAGTGTTACTATTTATTTGTTCGTAAAGTACTGCACCATGAGCTTCTACTCTTGCAAACAAAACAAGAGTATTGCCTTTTAAATCTAAAGTAAGATTACGAATGAACTTATTTCTCTGTTCGTGACCGATTAAATACTGTATCTCATCTTCATAAGTTTCAAACTTTTGTGGTGGGTGTTTAAGAACAAGACACTGAATGTCAAGTTGAGAAAGATGTCCTTGTCTCATCAACTCATCAGTTCTTGTTACCTTATACGATGGGCCAAATAATCCTTCAAGAACCCACTTGTGAGTTTGTGTACCATCTAATGTTCCAGTGAATCCAAATCTATATTTTGCATGATGTAGTTTAGTCATGATTTGTATTAATGATTTGGACTTGAAAAGATGTGCTTCATCACCTATAATACATCCATAATCTTCAAAAAAAGATCGCTCTAGTTTATATACTGACTGCCATGTGGTAATTGTCACTGGAGCATCATTACTCTTCTCTCTACCAGAATAGATACGGTGGCAATATGAGTCAGCATCCCAACCATAATCCAAAAAGTCCTTGTACATCTGCTCTACAAGAGATGTCGTCGGAACAACTAGAAGAATTTTTTTGCCTTTATCCACATAGTATCTTACGAGGGAATAAATCATTAGTGATTTGCCGCTCGCTGTGGGGCTTATCAATAGTTTTCTATTATGCTTTAGGGCACCATATACTCCCTCAATTTGATACTTCCTGGGAGTATGGACACAAATGGAATGCATATAATCCTTGACACCTTCATATGAGATATGTTCATTTTCCTCATATGGAGTTCCATAGAACTTATTGTCTTCAAACTTATAAGTATATCCGTATTGCTTACAGAAATTGACAATCTTATCTAAGAGTCCAACATAAATCTGTTTGGATCTCATATCATATAAATGAATCTCCCCGTTCCAGTTTCTATTTCTATATTGGGGCATAAATTTAGCCCCTTCCACTTGAAAGGTAAATTTATCTCTTAATTCGTATTCAATGTGTGGTTGTGTTTCTATTCTTAAAAATACTTCATTTGCTTTTTTTATAACAAGATCAGTAGTATTCATATTAAGATTCTATCTGGAAATATTTATCTCTTATATCCAGACTCTCTTCTTTTTTTATAGTATTCCTTTAAACTATCACTTCTCTTCTTTTTTTCTTCTTCTGTAAGTTTTCTTCCTTTTGTGTAACTATTGCCCTGCATTCTTTTTCTCATTTTTTCTTTAGTCTCTTCACTGTGAGAAAACCCGGTTAATCCTTTATTCCAAGGTTCTTTCCCTTTTTTTGAAAGAGACATTTTTAATTTTGCTTCTTCTGTATGATTCCATCCCTTTCTCCAATACTTATGATCAAAAGGTTCAAAATTATTGTCGTCAAAATCAAAATCTTTTAGAGAGGAAAATATATCATCCATACTTTGCATTTGTTACTTCAAATATTTATCTACCCTAGTCCAGCATTGAATCTCATGAACTCAATTGCATTCTTGATTTGATATGTGCGATTAGTAATCTGCTTTAAAATGCTTTCAATGTAAACAAGCATTGTATCGTAGTAATCAATCTTCAGGCAGATTGTTGAAAGCTTCTCATCCGCATCCAAATATTTTTGCATAGTGTCTTTATCCCTAATTTTTTTAGGAAATGGATTCTCCACATAAACATCAGGATCTGCTTTTCCACTAAAATACTCATAGCGTTCGTGTCGAATATTTTTTCTCTGTTGCTCTGCTTTCTTTCTCAAAAGAAAGATTGTGTTGTACATTTCAAAATACTTCGCATGAAGAGCGGGAATATTTGTTGATTCTGTATGGAGGTTATCCATATCAATTTTTGCATCTTTTTCCCAAATCTCTTGAAGTTTATCAAGATCAATCATAAAGGATTGCCACTTAAATCGGTTATATTGTAGATAGTATACTTGAAAGTTACGTCTGCTGTAAAGTATTGAACGTCTTCTGAAGTAGCATCAAAGTCAAGAGTTGACAATGAATATGGCCACAAATCTTTAAAAACAACCTGAAAGTTTGGATTAAAACTGCTGTTTAAAACTTGTAGAGTTGCATCGGAAAATAAATCCATACCTTTTTCCAAAGGTGGATTAACTGTTCCCGTTCTATCAATCATAGCGTTTTTTTGTAAATCATATATCTCTTGCAAACTTTCTGGATAACCAAGTCCACGTATCCAGTTATGTATTTCCATATAGTTTTCAAGATTTTCATCAACCAAAAATCTTAATGTAAAATCGTCAAATAAAATTTTATCACCTGGAACATCAATGTCCTTCAAGTATGTTGGTTGATTTGCAATACCAAGTGTCATTGATGGAATATTTGCGGTATTCCCAAAAAATGCAACCTTTGGTGCTCTGTTCAATGTAAACCTGAATCCAGTAGGAGACAAAAAGTTCCTATTAGACACTTGTTTATCGTATGGATTCCCAGTCATCGTTTTTTAAATATTTATCGGTTCTCTTTATAATGACGAACTCTATGGCAGTTTGCACATATCATTATACATTTTTTTGCTTCCTCCATGATAGTTTCTAAATTACCATCTAACCTTGGAGCAATTTCAAAAGATTTTTTAGATGGGTCTACATGGTGGAAATCATAACAACATACTGGAAAACTATTACCACAATCATGACATTTATTGCCAAAATAATCAACTAAGTGTTGCTTTCTTTCATCTCTACGCCTTCTTACATTTATTCTATGATTTTCTGCTCTTCTTTTAGTTCTTCCTTCTCCATAAAATCCAGTAGTGTTGGTTATTGGTCTTGGCATCGTTCACAAATAGTTCTTACATTTTTATTTATAAAAAAAGACCTCCTTTCGGAGGTCTTGAACAAATGTGAATGATATCACATCAAATTTTTGACCGCAACACGTCTGTAGTAACGGTTTGCATTGAGGTTAAGAGCACCCAGTTGCTGGTTGGTTCCTTCCGCGAATGGGTTAGCAACAATACCATAGCGGGTCTTGAAGCCAATCTTGGGCTGGAAGGAGTTCTCACCAACGGCACGAACCATTTGGAGAGGAACATATGGGCAGTAGAAGATGCCAGCGTCATAAGGTGAAGAACCCTTATAACCGACAACGTAGTACTGGTTGCCAGGAGTTGCGTTAGCTGAAGTCAGGTTAGCAGCATAAGGATCGATATAAACACGATACTTACCTTGCAGAACACCAGCAAAGGTGTTACCAGTGTCATCAACGTTCAGGTTAGCGTTGAGTGCAGGGGTGTAGTCAAGAACACCAGCCATGGTGAGAGCAGAAGCAACGTCTGCGGAACACAGGATGATGTTGCCCTTTCCTCTACGAGTTCTTTGTGCAATCGCGTTAGCGTCGCGCTCGATTTGGAACAGGAGACCCTTGAACTTCTCAACACTCCAACGTCCGTTAGAGTCGATGTCGAGGTCGAATACACCAGCGGTAGCGGTGTTTTGAACAGCGCCTTGCTCAGCAACCTTGTAGATGGTTCTGATGACTTCACGGTTGATTTCAGCAAGAATCTCAGTTGACAGAATGTTTGCCAACTCAGCTTCTGCATTCAGTCCGTGAATTGCCTTCAGATCCTGTGCAAGCTCAAGGCTGTATTCTGCCTTCAGTGCTCTGGACTTAGCGGTAACAGTGACTTTCTCAATCGAGAATGCCATCTGGTTGAATGCATTAGCACCCGTATCGAGTCCTTCTGCACTGTCGGTACGCAGACCCTGACCAACGTTATAAGGTGAAGGCTCGGTTGTTGCAGTACCAACTGGGTTCAGAACGGAAGGATTAGTGCCAGACTGTGCGGTAGTACCGAAACCAACTTTAGGATCGGTGAAACCGTTAGCGTCGTCACGACCGAAGGGTTGACCCGAGAATGCGGAATCTGCTTCGTTGAAGAATGCTTCGTCGCCAGACTGAGTGCCGTAGCGTGAACGCATTGCGAAAATGAGTCCAGTAGGACCGCTCATTGGTTGAACGCCAGCCAAGTCATAAGCGACAAGGTTAGGCATTGAACGTCTGATGAGTGAAATCAGAACGGGATCGAAACCTGCGGTAGGACCTGCAGCAGCAGCACTACCTGAGAATCCAGGAGCGCCAGCTGAAGAGCCAGTGCTATTGGTTGGTTGCTCCATGAGCATACCGCCATGTTCGAATGCGGATTGCTCGCGGAGGAATTTTTCTTGGTTTTCCAGCAGGACGGCGGTTACTGCTCTTCTGTGTGAATCTTTGATTGGATCAAGACCCTCATAGTTGAGGAGAGGTGCCCACTTTTCCTGCAGATGCTCGGATTGGAACATTTGCGTTTACCTAATAAGTGTACGTTTTTTGGGTTTGAATTATATTAAATTCAATTATTTGCTAAAAGAACCCATGGTTCTCAGGTATGCGGACATTGAATTCGAATAGGATTCGGGAGCAACGTCTACACCCTCAGAAAGGGTTTCGGACTTAGCAGTTGAAGGTGCTGATTTAGAGGCAAAATATGACTCCTTCAGCGTCTCCAGCTTTTCACGATATTCTTCTTCACATTCAAACTCAACACTTTCGGCAAGTGAAGCGAGCTTCTCTTTCTGAGTCTGTGCAAGACCTTCAGAGACTTGATCTAAGATTCCGTCAGCAACCGACTCTGCGAGACGCTTGTTGAGGGAGATGTTTTTCTCAATTTGCTCGTTGAGTTTTGTCTCCATATCATCAAGTTTTTCTACCATGCTCTCAAGCACATCATATTTATCTTCAGGGATTGTTACATAATGATCTTCAAAAAGTTCCTTCATACCAGCGATGAAGGATTCCGTCATTTCTGTCTTAAGACCATGCTCAATTGCGAGTGCATTTTCATTCATCCACTCGTCAGCAACATACTCAAGGTAAGAATCAACACGCTCTGTGAGTGATTCTTTAATTTCTGCAACTTCTTCTTGAAGTGCATCTGCATAAACTTGTTGCAGAGACTCTTCAATTTGTGCAACCTTCGAATTGATTGCTGACTCAAAAATAGTCTTTGCCTTTTCCTTAAACTCTTCGGAGAGTTCTTCACCTGCTACAAGAGCTTCAACATCTTCGTCAATATTGTACTCTTGAACTACTTCTTCTTCTTCAGCAACAAATTCTTGGGTATCTTCCACTTCTTCTTCTGAAATTACTTCTTCAGTTTCAGTATCTTGATCTTCCTTCATTTTGTGCATTGCTTCTGCAGATCCACCAGACTTAGTGACTACATCACTAACACTCTTTAATGATGATGGTTTCAGTTTTGCTGAATCATCATCGGTCTTATAATTTTCTGGAGTAGGGCCGCCAAGATCTTCCCAATTACCACTTTGACCTGCTACTGCTCCAGCAGCAAGTTTTTCCATACCTTCTGGAGCTGAAGCACCAGAATTAACGGCAGTCTTGGATTGAGCATTGCCTACTTCCATTTCTTGTAATTCTGTACCACTAGACATTTGAACTCTCCGATTTACCTGTATTAAATCTATATTTATTTATCAATTTATAAATTTGAAAGGAACTCATTGAATAAGTCTAACTTATGTTCCTCCAAGCGTTTTTGGTCAACTAAGGTATTAATTCTTCTTTGAGTTTGTGCTGCAAACTTTTCACGAAGGATTCCGCCTTCCCATACCCACTCTTTTCCTTCCATAATTCCTTGAACAA